CTATCCTGCTTGCCCCATGGCGATCCAGTTAATGATAGCCGTTTGTTGTGCACCATTATTTGTGACAATGACATTCCGCGCGTTTGACGCGGCATTTGGCTGATCTCCATTGAGCTGAAAACTCCAATGCGATGAAGGAGTTATCGAAAAACTCCAAGCCCCGGCTGTATTTGACTTAAACCATTTTGGCGCAGTAATCGCGTATGCGGCGATGCCTGTACCCATAGTTATACTTTCCCACCCAAACTGAAAGAGTAAACCATTCGAAAGCTGATACGACTCTCCTTTTACCCCTCTAGTCTCCATAAATACACCAGAGCCAATTTTTGCGTAGACCCTCTTCGCATACTCCAATAAAATCCCATCGGCACGCATACAAACAAGCCGAAGTTCTCCAGTATATAGCTGAACAAAGTCAGCATCCCAAGATTGCACAGCAGGATCTACGGTTACTTCACTGGACCATGTTTTAGTAGTTGGATTGTAATACTTCGTACGTACATACCAAGAACCAGATACATTAGCTGAATAGGACAGATAAACAACTCCGGTGTTTGAAACTAATAGGTGCGGGTCTGTCCCTGTATAGTCACTAATAACAGCCTGTGCTACCCACGATGTTTCTGATAGGACTTCGAGCCATATATACCCTGTTGAGTGTTTTTGGTGAACCATCCATAGGGTACCATCTTCTAGCTGTGCGTATGAAGGATCGTCGCCATCGGAAACAGCTTCTACTTCGGAACTCCAAGTACCGTCTTGTAAAACACGCTCCATTATTCGCATTGTTGGAGATGCCGACTCAGTTCGGTAAGCAAGACGAATCCCGTCATTTACTAGTCCATACCTAGGTGAGTATGCTGCCATACTACTAAGCTGAACGGGACTAGACCATGTGTTTAGATCAGTAGATGTTATCTCATATATGTAGTTATTGCTTCCTCTGTAAGCTATGTGTACTACTCCGTCATTATCCTCAACGATGCAGTGTGTGTACGCACTCGCCACAGGAATGACAACTTCTGCCCCACTGGTGCCAGATCCGGATTTTTTTAAAACTAGCTTGCCGTCGGATACTCGTTCTAGAAGAACATACAGATTCCCATCGCTTCGCTTGAGGTAAGCAGGAAGCATAGAGTTATAGCTTGTCAGCGCGGTAGCTGCCCCCCACTGCGCGTCATAATTTGATACGAAATCGCCGTCCATCAGGACGGCTCCACCTACCCCAAGCCGTCCGATTCGCGCCCTGAGCACCTCGAGAGAAGTAATATTGTTAGGAGTATCGATAAAATCGATCCTATCTTTTGCGAGTTGTACGCACCTTTTTTGTATGCCTTTCCCATTTGAGTATCGTATCCTCCCGCCCGAAGGCACTGTAATAGCGAGACTGAATATTGAGTCGATGTTTAGCTCACTCGCTGTAATAGACCCGGCCCATATTTCAGTACCACTTATCATTTGTCCGAAATTTACTGCCTGAATGCCTTGTGTCGTAGAAACTTCATAGAATGATGAATCAACATACAACAGTCCATTTATAGTGTCTGCAACCTGTGCATAAATGAGCACGCCATCTTTATAAAATCGTATGGTGTTTCCATCATACGTGATGCCAAACCGCGTGCTTTCGGTATACGCACCAGCAGACAGTACTTGGCTACCGTCTACCCACACAAAAGCGTTGCCTGCGGACAGATACCAAGCCCAATCAATCGAACCTAGCGTAGCATCGCTTGTTGGATCGGAATTCAGTCCAATAAACACATGTACAGTAGTACCTAAAGGACAAAACTTCAAACAACACGACAAGTATCCTTCAACAGAATAGACTTGTCCATCCCACGTGTTGTTATTTCCGGTTGTTTTCTTGAAGCTCGTAGCGCTTGTCTGTTCGACGCCGCCAGATATAGCAGGTGTCCATTGCCCGAGACCAGGAGGAGCGACCACCTGTGGGGTTTGCCACTCAGCTTGTGTGATTGTGTCTGTAGGGGCGCTTGAAGAGGCAACGGCCATTGTCATCCATATCGGCATTGAGCCTAGAGGAATAGTGCTAGACCATGCGCCGAGCGATGTTCCGTTTAATGAGTGCGTGGTAAATGTATATATCATTGAGCTTATATCCGTTGTAACGGGACGGGCAATACCACGCTGGTATAGGAATACTACAGCGTTGTTAATTCCAGCAACCCCGGTTGCGCCTGTAGCGCCTGTCTGGCCAGCGACACCCACGACGTAGGGCGTCGGCGAGCCCGGCCAGATCCCGGCCGTCGTCGCTCCAGTCGCTGCGTCCGTGACCGGGCAGTCTACCGCGTAGAGGCTCTGGCCCGCTGCGCCGACGCCAGGGCTCCTCGCCCAACCGTTGAGCGTCGCCGGGTCGGTCCACGATGCGCTCGCCCAGGTGTAGGTCGAGCTCCCCACGGGAAAAGTCGTCGGTGCAGACGAGGCCCACTTGTACAGCGTCAGGATCGCCGTCCGCTGTCCTGCCGCGCCAGCGGCCCCCGTGGCTCCGGTTGCACCCGTGGCGCCTGTCTGGCCGGCGACCCCGACGACGTAGGGAGAGGGCGAGGTCGGCCAGGTCCCGGCCGTCGTGGTACCGGTGGCGGCGTCCGTCACCGGGCAGTCCACCGCGTAGAGGCTCTGCCCCGCAGTCCCCGTTCCCGGCGTCTTCGTCCAGCCGTTGAGCGTCGCCGGGTCGGTCCACGATGCGCTCGCCCAGGTATAGGTCGAGCTTCCCGTCGGCCAGGTCGTCGGCGCCGAGCTCGCCCACTTGTAGAGCGTCAGGATCGCCGTCCGCTGCCCGGCCGCGCCGGCGGCTCCGGTCGCACCCGTGGCCCCCGTCGAACCGGTCTGGCCCGCAACTCCCACGACATAGGGCGTCGGTGAGGTCGGCCAGGTCCCCGCCGTCGTGGCGCCGGTGGCGGCATCCGTGACCGGGCAGTCCACCGCGTAGAGGCTCTGGCCTGCCGCGCCAACGCCGGGACTCCTCGTCCAACCGTTGGGCGTTGCCGGGTCGGTCCACGACGCCGCGGCCCAGGTGTAGGTCGAGATTCCCACGGGGAAGGTCGTCGGGGCGGCCGAGCCCCACTTGTAGAGCGTCAGGATCGCGGTCCGCTGACCAGCCGAACCGGCCGCACCGGCAGCCCCCGTGGCTCCGGTCGCTCCTGTTGCGCCCGTGGCGCCTGTCTGGCCGGCGACCCCGACGACGTAGGGAGTGGGGGAGGTCGGCCAGGGTCCGGCCGTCGTCGCGCTTGTGGCGGCGTCCGTGACCGGGCAGTCCACTGCGTAGAGGCTCTGGCCCGCCGCGCCGACGCTGGGACTCCTCGTCCAGCCGTTGAGCGTCGCCGGGTCGGTCCATGACGCCGTGGCCCAGGTGTAGGTCGAGCTCCCCACGGGGAAGGTCGTCGGGGCGGCCGCGGCCCACTTGTAGAGAGTCAGGATCGCCGTCCGCTGTCCAGGCGTGGCATTCTGAGCCTGTTGCCGTGGATCCTCATTGCCGGTCTTGGGCTCTGGGAGGACCGCCTGGTAGCTCGCCGTGGGGGTAATGACTACGGGCGCAAGGGACAGGAGCTTGTAGGTGTAGATCTCGGTGTCGGCGTCGTACTGGCGGGTTCTGATGACGGCGGTAGTTGCGAGGGCCGAGTAGGGATCCCGGAGGGTGACGATCGTGCCGAGATCGAGGCGGGTCTCGCTCCTGGCGGTGTAGCGCCAGCAGGTGGCGCCATATTGATCGGCGAGGGCGCAGGCAAGGCGAGTGGCTGAGGCGAGGTCGTGGACGAATTCGGCCGTAAGGGTTTTCGTGTTCTTAGGCGAGGCGATGGTGTTCTTGACGACCGAGTTCTCGGCGCCGCGGTAGATCACGTCGCCGTAGAGGTCGCAGTAGTAGATCTTGAGGCTCGCCCCGGTAGGATTCTTGTAGGCCATGCGGGCGCGCTTGTTCCGGAAGATCGGCGAGATGGCCTCGACGATGCCGGTGTCGAACTTCACATCGAGGCGGTGGTTTTTCGTGAGGACGAGCTGGGTGAAATCGGTGTTCTTCTTCGTCGTCAGGCCAGAAGAGCTCACCGTGGTCGAGAGCGCCGTGTCATCGTAATCCCACCAGGTTTCCGCGGTATTGGCTTCTTCAGGCCAGAGGAGTCCGGACTGGATGGGATAGCCCGAACGCTTGTTGTCATCCCCGAAGGGGAGGTCGGCCATGTAGAGGAGGCAATTCGCCTTGTCCTTGAGGGCGTACCAGATGACCTTGGCAGCGTCGGCCTCACGCTCGACGCGCTGGGGCGAGAGCCCCGTCATAAGGAGGGATTCATCCAGCGTCATTGTCGGCGAGGGCGTCTCGATCAGCCAACGCCAGGTCTCGAAATGGTCGAGGTTCCATCGCAGGACGAGCCCATACTGGAAGAGGAGGGAATCGAGCGTATCGGCGACACTGTCATCCTCGTCGAGCGTGAATGCATGAAGGACCGTCGTCTCGGCGATCGTGGCAACGAAGAGGCTGCCTGAGATCCCTCGAAGGGCGAGGAGTCTGTGGACGAGGGAGGTCGCTGGGGAAGAGGGATCGCAGACCTTGCAGTCTTCGGCGACAAAGGCCTCGGTCGCCGTGACCTTGCCCTCGAGCCAGGCAGAGTAGTCGAGGACCTCGAGCTCGATGTCCGAAAGGTCCGCCGCGCCATCGCAGGCGATACCATTGGAGCTCCAGCCATCGGTCGGAGGTACGCGGCCTTTGAAGGCCAGCACGCCATCCTTGAGGATCCTCACGATGATGTCGCCGGTCACCGCCGCGCGCGCAGCGAGGTAGGCTGATGTCGGGATAAAGGATATTTTCCACTGGCTCACGGCGCGCTGGAATGACTCGGTGCAGAGGTACTCGTCGGGCGAGGCTGAACGAAGGGAGAGGGGCCCCATCTCGGCCCCGGTACCGAAATCGAAGTATGCAGTGTAGTCGGCCATCACACCCGCTCCAGTTGCCCGCGCTTCGTCTTGCGATCGATCTTCGTAGCCAGCGTCTCGACAAGGCCATCCTCGGAGACGATGCTCCCCTCGACATTCACATTGGTCTGATAGGTGATCGTAGTCCCGGATCCGCCGACCCTGCTCAAGGCCAGATCACCCGACCTGAGGCTCGAGGTGATTCCGGATCGCGAGGATTCCGCCTTCCTCATGGCAAGCTTCTCGCCCGCCGCGAGCTGCTCGAGGACATCCCTGACCACGGCGAGCTGGGCATTCTCCCCTGCGTCGAGCGCGGGGCCCGCACCAATGGAGATGTCGCCCTTGCGGAGGCTCTCGGCGAAGGTGGCGGGGATGATCGTCTCGCCGGCATGGACCATGGCGAGCTGGTCGGATGGGATTTTAAGTGCGCCCACGTCGTAGGACAGTAGCGGGGTTTGGCCGAATATCTTGAGTCCGTTGATCCCTTTAATAATGCCATTCATCAGGTCTACAACAGCCCGGGCAATGGGATCGATGATGTTCGTCTTGAGCCATTTGAAGGCATTTCCAACGGCCGTTACTGCATCAGAAATGCCACCCCAGATCCCAACAGCAACCGATTTGATACCATCCCATATTCCGGAGCCAGCACGACCAATCCAGTCCCACGTAGACTTGGCAAAATCCGTGACGCCATTCCACATGGAGGTCGCTCCCGAGGAGACCACGTTCCAGAGCCGCTCGAAGAGCGAGCCCGTCCCCTCCTCGATGCCGGCGAGCTTCGGGGCGGTCGTATCCGTTTGGGTCGCACCGAGGGCGGCAACGCTCTTGTCCCGAGCATCCGCAGCGGCCGCGATGCGGGCGGCGTAATCCGCCTCGGAGATCGCCCCCATCTTGAGGAGATTCTGCAGCGAGGAAACATTCTGGCTATACGAATCCTTGAGGGCCTGCGTCTTGTCCGCTATATCCTTCTGCGCGTTCACCATGCTGCCATCGATCTTCGTGAGCGAAGACAGGTAGGAAATATGGAGGCCGAATACCCCGAGGAAGATGTTGACCGCCTGGAGGACCCAGTTGATGACGGAGATGATCGTATTGCCAACCGGGACGACCACGGCATTGTTGAGCCACTGGAAGGCCTGCCCGATGAGGCGGACGGGGACGATCGCCAGCTCGATGCCCACCGCGAGGACGCCCACGAGGAGTTGCGCGACATTGACGAAGGGAGCGACAACCTGGCCAACCACGACACCGAGCTCCATAAGGATGGTGACGAGGGGCTGCAGGGCGGAATTGATCATCGGCTCGAGGATGATCTTGGCGGCGTCGAGGATGGTCGAGATCGGATTGAGGAGCTTCTGGACGTTCTCAATCGAAAGGGCGAAGGAGACGAGGGCCGCGATCACCATCATGAGGGGATCGACAGCGGCCTGTCCTCCGAGGCCGGCCATCTGCCCGACCTCCGTCCCCTTCGCCGCATCCTGGACGGAAAGCGACGCGTACTCACGGTAGTTCCCGTTCTTCTCGGCCTCGGCAAGGCGCTCCTGGAAGACGCGCTTGTCCTCGGCGATCTGCGCGTCGGCTATCTGCTTCGAGTACTTCGTCTCGATGGCGAAGCGGCTCGCGCCCGTGAGGTCGGCAAGCTCGAGCTCCTTGTCGCGGGCAAGTTCGAGATCGTCGACCTTCGACTCGGTCACTGCCGCGTAGGCTGCTCGGCTCTTGTTCGCCGCATCGAAAGCGGCGCCCACGGCATCCGAGGCTTCCTTCTTCTCGGTATCGGAGATCTCCTTCAAGTACTTCGCATCGACTGCGCCACGGAGGGCTGCATACTTCGCGTGGATAGCAGACTTCTGCGCCCCTGATAGCCCTGCGGCGGCTATGGCCTTGGTCTCGAGTTTGTTGAGGCTCTCGATCTGGGCAGCTTCTTCGAGCTTGAGATCATCAACCTTGGTCGCCGTGATCTTGGCGGCGGCGGCGATTTCTTCCTTGACGATGGACGCGGCGAGGACTGCGCGCTTTGAAGCGTAGTAGGCCGTTATTTCATCGAGAATTTTCTGATTAGCTGATCCAATATAAGCGGCGCTAGCTTCCGCATTCTTCTGCATCTCTTCGAAGTCGATGGAGGCATAGGGATTCGAAGAAGACTCGGCTTGGTTCTTGCCGTACTCCTTGCCCCATGAGTCCTTGAAGGAGGCCGCGGTGGCATTCTTTTTCCTTTGAGCTTCTGACTCTTCGATCCTCTTCAAAGCGGCATCATAGTCCTGCAATTGCTTCGAGGCTTCATTAAAGCCAGCCGTTCCTGCCGCATGAGACATCGCAAGTTGTAAGGACGATCGAGCCGCCCGGAGCTCGGCTTCGCTCATGTTGTTCAACGTTGCCATATAGCCGGATGCCGCGCTGCTCGCCTTCCCTAGTTCCGAGCTGGCTTTGTTCGTCGCTTCCGCAGCCTTGTTCTGGGTAGCCGCGTAGATAATGTATCCAGCGGTCGCTGCGCCCACGAGGGCGATGCTAGCGATAAGCAGGGGATTCCCCACCGCGCGGGCCGCGTTGAGCGCCATCTCCGCAGCGTAGGCGAGCCAGGTCTTGGCGGTTGAAAGCGCCATCTTGACCGCCCACACCCCGAGGAGGGCCGTGACGGTCACGAGAGCCCCAGCGAGAATCCCTTGAAGGATCGGAGAACCACTGATGGCGTTGTTGAGGCTGGTGAGTCCTCCGACTATGGCCTTGGCCGCGGGGAGAAGAAGCTCCCCATAGGAAGTTGCGACGCCATCGATGGAATCCTGGTAGGTCGACCAGACGCCCTGCAGGGTCTGGGCTCCACGTGCCATGCCGCCATGGAACTGCCCGCCTTCGGCCGTGAGGCGCTGCATTGCCGCGATGAAGTCCTCGGTGCTCACCTGTCCCTTCGACATCATGTCGAAGACCTCGACCTCGGTTTTCCCATAACCAGCCGCGAGCTCGTCGAGGATGGGGACTCCCGCCTCGAGGAAGACATTCATCTGCTCGAGATCGACCTTGCCCTTCACCGACATCTTCGAGAACGAGGCGACCATGGAATCGAATTTCTGCTGGTTGCCCAGGGAGAGATCGCCGAGCTCTCCGAGGCGCGTTGTGAGGTCGCCGATCTGGACCTTCGCGGCCATGAGTTGCTGGGCATTCTTCGCGGTGCCCTCGAGATTGAAAGGCGTGACGTTTGCGAACTGCTTGATCTGGAGAAACACTGTTCGCGCGGCATCAGCGGACCCCGTAAGGGTCTCGAAGTTCGCGTTCAGCATTTCATAATTGCCGGCAGTCTCGAGTGCCACTTTCCCGGCATTGAGGACGGCAGTCCCGACCGTCTGAAAAACCTTGACTGCGGCCATCGAGGAGATCGAACCCTGAAGGTCGATGAAGCTTCCCGATGTGACCTGATTCTGCTTTTCGACTTCCTTGGCCGCGACGGTCGTCGCATCATACTCGAGCTTGAGGTTCTGAAGCTCCTTGGCCTCTGGAGCAATACCCTTGTCGAGGAGGTCGAGCATTGCTCCCTTGAGGAGGGCCTGGCGTTCCTTGAGGCCGCCGAGCTCGTCGTCGAAGAGCCTCGCGGCCGACTCATTTTTCCGAAGCTCACTTCCGAGGCTAGAGAGAACTTCCTTTACTTCGCGGGACGAGGGGGCAAGGGCCTTTGCCTCCACCGACAGATTCTTCATTTCCTGAGAGAATCCTCGAACCTCGGTTCTAGCTTCTCGGGCAGCGACTTCAATTTCTATTCGTAGTTTTTCCGTCGTGTCCGACATGCCTCACCTCATCTCGCGTTCTTCATCTCTTCTTCGCGCTCTTCGGCGTCGCACTTGGCTTCCTCCCGCTTGAGTGCCAGGAAGAACCTCATCGCCCGGTATGGCCATCGAGGCCAAGGGCCTGACCACGGAGGGGCGCCAAGATCCCGCGTCATCACGTAGAAATCGATGGCATCCAGGGTTCCAGGATCACCCACGTAGCGGGGAATCTCGGCGTACCGGATCAGGATCTCGATTCCCTCCTCGTCAAAAACCCCGGTCGGGCAGAGCTTCGTCTTCTCCCGGCCGGGCCTGATTTTGTACTGCTGCTTACCTTTCCTCAGGAGGCGGTAAGCGATGATCAGTTTTTTTCGTCTTCGTCCGTCTCGTCCTCAACCTCGCGGGCTTCCTTGCGGAACTCCTCGGCAAGCTCCTTGATGAGCTTTCCACCGACGTTCGAAGGAGCTTCGAAGAGCGTCTGGGCGTTCGTGATCTTGCGGATCTTGCCTTCCCGGTCGGGGTAGGTGAAGTTCCTGATCCTCGGGGCGAAGCCGGTGATGAGGCTGAAGTCGTCGGAGACGAGCTTCATCTCCATGCCCTCGTACTGGCCGCCCTCGTTGTACTTGTAGGACACGTCGCGTTTGGGCTTGATGGTCCTCAGGGCTGCGGCGGAGAGGACATCCCACTCGACGGTGACCTGCTCGGACGAGTCGAGGTCGCGGTTACCGTTGAAGCGGGGAATGTAGGTTTTGCGAAGATCGGGGGAAAAGTTCATGTATGCGCTCCTTTAAGCAATGTCTTCCATGTAGAAGCTGGGGTCCATTCCGGCCAGGACGAAGTCGGAATCCGAGGTCTGGGCGTTGCCGCTCGATCCGCCCGCGCTGCATCCGCCGAGGTAGATGGGCGCGAAGAGGAACTCAGACCGCTCGCCGGGGAGGCTGCTCTCGCGGATGTAGAGCTGGGCCCACATCGGTTCGTTCGTGGGCTCCGAGACGGTGATGGTGCCGGTCTTGTCCTTCTTGACTGTCTTGAAGAACCGCTTCATGAGGCCGCCGGCCTCGTCGGTGACGCCCTGGATGAACTGGAACTTCATCTTGCCCGAGAACTCGTTCTTCCCGAGGCGCTGCTGGACGAAACGGTCCTTGAGCTTCGTGGTCTCGATCTTCTTGGCTGAGATGGTCGCGCTCCAGTCGACTATGTCGGCGATGGCGGTGAAGGTGCCGAGCGCCATCTGGTCGCCCGCGACTGGCTTCTCGTCGCCGTCGGCGGGAAAGAGCATCCCCACGGCGAAGGCCGCGAAGATGGAATTCGCAGCGGCCTTGGCCGTGATGCGCCAATAGCCCTTCCCCTTGCCGCTCGCCGCGGCTCCGCCGGCGAGCTCGTCGAGTGTTTTCACGCCGTCACCGAGCAACGTGGTTCCGAAGGAACCGGCGAATACATCACCATCATCACCTATGAGGCGAAAGTTTTCGTATGACATTAGTCCTCCTCCTTCCTGTTTCTCTTTGATCTTGAACCTGCCTCGACTTCGTCAGCTGTTGGGGCTGACGTGGATCCTGAGATCTGGGCAGGATGAGAATCCTCGGGTTCTTCCCTGACTTCGAGCCCTAGAGCACGGCTCGAGAAGGTCGTCGCAACGAGTCTTTTCCCCGTGGTGGTCTTCTCGAACTCGCTCTTTGCCACGAGGTCCGGGGCATGTAAAAGCCTTTCACTTATCATTCGATCGCTCCTTTATGCCGGGATGAAGACGCTCACGTAGTGGAGGTCATCGAGCCAGGCGACGGTCTCCTTGTCGGGGTCCTGAAGGATCCCGTCATCGTCGTTGGATTTCGAGATGACCCTCGTGTTCGCGATAGCGGCTCCTTGCGCGTCCTCAAGTCGTTCGCAGGCGACGAGGTAGACCGCGAGCTTTTCACAGGCTTCGAGAGCAAGCTTGAGGCCGGTCTCGCTTTCGACGTTTCCATCGAGGGATGCGAAGAGTCGGACCTCGCGCTCGCCCTGGGCGGCTCGCGGGGCTTTCGTGGAGACGACCTTCCGCACCGCGAGCTTCACGTGGGGACCGGGCTCCTTGATGGGGCTCGGCATGAGGACGACCTTGAGACCCGTCGCCCGCCGCACCTGCGCCTCGAAGAGCTTCACCGACTCATACGCGTTCATCCGAAAACCCTCCGCGCGACCATGCGCTCGAGAACCGCCCGGCCCTGGTCTCCCAGCGTCAGGAAGGGGCGGGCGGGAACCGTCACGCTCCTCCTCAGGAGGAAGAGGGCGTGGGGCTTCCCGGTCTTGCCCTTGCGGGCCATGATCACAGACTTCGCGACCCAGACCTGGTAGCCCGCGGCCTCCATGCCTTCGATACAGGAGCGGGGCGTGAGGCCGTACTGGCGCATGAAGGCCCTCGTCTCGCGGCCGGCAGGGATGGCAAGGAACTTTGTTTTTTTAGCCCGCACTTCACCGCCATAATGGAGGAGCCTGGCCGCCACATGGGTCGTTCCGACTACGGCCCGGTCGCCTTCCACGTGGTGAGCGATCGAACCCATGAGTGCCCCGGAATCCTGGAGTGGTTTCGAGTTCCCCTTCACGTTCTGCGTGAGGGGAGCGTTGGCCGTCCAGGCACCGGTCTTGATGTTCTTGACGACGAGACCTTCCGCGGTCGATCCAAGAAGGTCGAGGAGCTCGGGGTCCGCCATGCGGCGGCCGAGGGCGTCAAGCGTTTCAACGATCATGGGAATGGCCTCCTTAGCGCCCGTTTCACGGCTCCCGCCGGGATCTTCGCTTCCTGACTCGAGCCAGCTTCGGGATAGTCGCCGAAGGCCGCGACGATGAGATCCTTTGCCTTGATGCGGTACTCGCGGCCGGCCTCTTCATGCCCAAGCTTCATGTGGAGCTCGTAGATGGCCATGTCGAGGACGATCTCACGCATTACCGTGTCGTCGAGGTCGAGGGCTCTGCCGAGCCTGGCCGCTATCGTGCCAATGTGGATCGTGGCGCGCTCGGCGGCCCGGACGACGGAGGCCTCATCTCCATCGGCGAGCTGGGCGTAGAGGGCGGGTGAGAGGCGCTCGGCGACCTCGGCCGCGGTGATGGGGCTTCCCTTCGAGGTGTAGGCGATCGAGAGCTGTTCCGTGACCGTTGCCGGCGACGGCCCGAGGAGGTCGTCGAAATCTGTTATGCGCATTCTGCCCGTCCTCTACCCGATCAGGGGGCCGGGGCGCTCGCGGCCGCGCTGCCCGACTCTGTTGCCGAGGCAGCCTTCTTGTCGCCCTCGTGTGCCGCCTCCTTGAGATTGAGGGTTATCGTGGGCTTCATGAGAAAGGTCCGGATGAAGGAGTAAAGCTCGAGGAGGAAAATCATCACGAGGACGAGGAGTATCCCTTGTATGGTATGTCTGGACTTCTCGACGGAAGTGGCGGTCTGGCTCATGGCGTTGACCATGGTCGTGATAGTGCCTCCCGAGTCGGGAAGGGATACGAAGATGTCGCCCTCGACCAGGGCGAAGGAGCTCGGGACCGAGGCGACGGCGGTGGGCTTGGCCATGCCGGGACTCGAGGCAGGGGCCGCGGAGATGGGCGAGACGATGAAGGCGAGAAACATGACCGCGAGTGCCATGATGGTGAAAAGCATGTGCTTCTTCATGATGTTGGACTCCTTTCTTGAAGAGCTTTTAAAACCCCTCGCGGCAAGACCCCGCGAGGGGCGAGAAACCTTTGGCCTCTATGAGGCATTGGTTCAGGACAGGACCTGGGCCTTGACGATGCCGTTGATGTTGACGACGGGGAGGGGCTTGGACTCACCGATGACCTTGACTCCCGAGGGATCCTTGAGCGTCTCGTAGGAGGCGAAGAAGGGCATCGCCTGGAGGCCCGCGTCGAGGGAGTCGAGAGCCGCGTAGATCATCTTGTGACCGGCCTGCTTGTCGACGACGAGGATGTTCTTCGCCGGCACGACGGGCACGAGCGCCCCGGTGTCGAGGTTCTTGTAGGTGGCGCCGAAGAGCCTCACCTTGAACCCGCCTCCGACCGAGATGCCATCGGACATGGCCGAGATCACGGAGGCGTTGGGGTTCGCTCCCGCGATATCGCAGAGGGCCGCGTAGACGTCGGCTCCGGCGAGGATCTCGTTGTCGTTGCCATCGCAGGTTTGCTTGAGAGCCTCGATGATGGCGGCGAGGCCCTTGATCACATCGGATGCCTTGACCCCGGCAGCGTCGAACTTTTTCGTGACGGCGGCGGAGGCGTCGCCGATGGTCCCGTACTCGACCTCGTAGGGGACATTGACGCCCCCGTCGGCGCGCATGAAATAGTTGATCTTGCCCGTGAGGGCCTGGACAGCGAGAGCCTCGGCCGTGGCGCGACAGGCGCGGCGGAGGCGGTCGAGGAGGTTGGTGATCTCGGCCTGGATGCTGGACTGGTTCATCATCGTGAGGTTGTTGAGATCGGCCCCGGACAGGAAGTCGGAAGGGTTGACCGGCTGGGGTTCGATCATGCCGATGGAGGCGTTGTTTCCCGCGAGGGGGTAGGACATCGAGCCCCGGCGCACCACGGGGATGTTCCCTACCGGCAGTCCGAGATCCTTGGTCCCGACGACGGGGCGGGGGACGGTCTTCACGTCACCGAAGAAGAGATCCATGACCGGGGTCCTGAGCGAGGGCAGCGAGGCGAGGCTGTTGACGATGGCCTCGGGGGTGAAGTACTTGCGAAGGTCAATGTTCATGATGGCTCCTTACACGGTGTAGATGCCGATGGCCACGAGGGCCTCGATGTCATCCGCGGAAGACGCGGAGGATCCGGTCTTCAAGGCTTCCTTGCGGACCGTTCCGTGGCGAATCACCGTAGCGCCGGTGTCGTCCGCCGTGTTGATCTCCTGGGTGACGACGCCCTTGAGGACGTTGAGCGGCGCGGCGCCGGCCGGGTTGTAGGCCACGAGCTTGCCGTTCGCATCCTTGGCAACGAGGAGACCCTCGGGGAGGATGCCGTTCGCGGCCTTGGCCTCCATGGTGACGATGATGGGCGAATGGCCTCCGACCACGACGCGCGAGACGCTGGGGACGATGTTCCCGATGTTGGCTTTCATGCGGCCCTCCTAGAACTTGCCTGCGATCTTCGAGAGGTCGAGGGGCTTGCCCTCGGGGCTCTCTCCGGGGTCGCCGAGATCCACGCGGCCCTCGGCCACGGGCTTCGGGATGGACTCGACCACGCGGCGCAGGACCTCGAGGCTCGAGACCTTCGTTTTCTTGGTCGGGTCGGCATCGTCAGCGAGCTCGATGCACTCCGAGTCGCCGAGGCGGTCGGCGAGCTCGAGGACGAGCCCCTGCCTGGCCTTGGGGATCCTCCCCTCCATGGCGGTCTTGATGCCCTCCTTGGCGGAGGCCAGCACCGTCGCCTTCGAGTCCGCGAGCTCCTGCTTGAGGTGCTCGTTCTCCTCTTTCAATTCCACGTCTTCCTCCTCGCCGGCCGGGCCGGCAGTTTGCGCGATCTGGTCCGCGAAGGCCTGTACGGGCTCCCGAAGGGCGTCGGGGATCTTCGCCCCATTTACCAGCATCTCGGTGGCGATGGACGTGAGTTCGGCGAGCGCCTTGGTCACGTCCTCGAAGGCCCACCCCGCCCGTCCCTTGTCCGCGATCCGCCGCAGGGCATCGGCGACGTCCTGCGGAGTATCAGGGGGGGAGGAGGGCTGTGGGGGGAGAACGGGAGCAAGGGGCGCCTCGGAGAACTCCACGACGCCCTCGTCGTCCCCACAGTAGAAGGCGCCAAGATCCGCGAAGACCTTGAGGTCGCGGATCTTGGGCGGCACCGCCCCGAGGTAAGCCAGATGATGGAGGTAGCGCTTCCCGTCGACTTTCCGGGTATTGATACCGACCGAAACGTCCTCGTAGAACTTCTCGTCGACCGCGTCGGCAAGGAGGTCGTGGAGTTCCACGTCGCCGGACAGGCTCTCGCCATCGCTCGTGAGGGCGACCTTCGAGACGTTTCCGAACTTGGGAAGATAATCGGCGAGCTTGTGCCCGAGGCTGACCGGGCACTTGCCATCGAAAGTCTCCGCGCAATCCGCGAGATCCTGCTTCGTGATCTTCGTCCCGTCGGAACCGAACATGCCGACATGAGCCAATTCGCGCTTGATGGTCTTCATGCCACCAGACTACGCCAGGAGAAGAGGCGAACGCTCAAATGTGGGGGAGCCGCTATGCCGCCCGCGGCTTGCCAGATTGAGCAAGAGCAGCTCGCTCGCTTGAACAAGCAGCGAAAAGAGGATCCTTCTCAATTCCTATGAATCGACGGCCCGTCGCGATGCACGCAAGGGCCGTCGTTCCCGCGCCGATGCAGTTGTCAAGGACGAGAGCTTCAGGATCGGTATAAGTCCTAATCAGGTACTCGAAGAGCGCCTGCGGCTTTTGGGTCGGATGAAAGAGACGCCGGTGTCCCCCGCCATTGGTTTCGCGCGAGAACTCGAGAATGCTTGTTGGATAGCGGCGCCCCGGATTATCGATGGGGACAATTGGTGTCGCCTTGTAAACGCCCGGTTTTTTCATTCCCCGACTTTTCGATTTATATGGGCGCCCATCCGCGAATTGAGGATGGTAGACGGGGAGGTGTTTATAGAACACAAGAATGGATTCATGACGGCGGAGGGGCATGCGATTTGCATTGAGGAAGCCGACAGGGGCCGACTTATCCCAGACGAGGTCATAGCGGAACCAGGACCGGCAGGCATTTACGAGATCAGTCGCGAACGGCTGTGTTGCCGTCAGAATAATAGCTCCGTGGGGCTTGGTGAGTCGCTTGTACTCCGCGAAGAGCCTTTCGAGAGGAAGCCGCTTGTCCCAAGTGCAATCGGTCACCCCATAGGGAAGATCGCAGAGGACGAGGTCAATACTGGCTGATTCGAGGTGCGGCATGACTTCAAGGCAGTCACCAAGGATGATGGAATTGATATGCGCGTTCTGCTCTTTCATGCGAGAAGCCTAGCTCTGGGCGGGGGGATGCAGGCTCAAGAGCTGGAGGGATGGAAAGCCCAGAATCGGAAAATGGCAAATCGGGCCGCCAAGGCCTCCAAGATCGCATAGGGGTAAAGAGTGGTGATTTCAGCAGGATCGCGCCTTTAAAATGGCTTTAGAACGGCTTCCAAGGGGTATTGAATGGCATACGTGGGCAACCGGTGCCCGAAAACACTTCCAATGGGAGCTTTTTGGGGATTCTTGACGCCTGAGGACCCTCGGACTATATTCAGAGTAGCCCTCGGGGGCGAAGCCGAAGGAGCAGACTCCAGCATTGGTTGGGCTGGAAAGCCGATACTCCCTCGGCTTTATTTTTGTTCCCAGGGCATGAGATCGTAGAAGATCAGGGTTCCGTCCTTCTTCCGTTTCAGAATCACCGCGAACAGGTTGCGCCCTCCGTTCACTTCTATCGTCGCTTTCCCTCTGAGTATTTCCGTATAGCCCGGATTCCCATGCCCTTCCGCTTCGACCGTGAAATCGACAGCGTTCTGAATGATATCCGGAATGCGATCGAGGATGGCGAGTTTGGCCGGATCGCCCGCAAATGAAACGGCATGGTCGATGCCTGTCTTGCTGAGCACGATCGATTCACCAAGCGCGGCATTGATGAAGGGCTGGTTGCGCAACGCGCCCAAGGTCTCCTTGGCAGCCTTCCTGAGCGCGGCGCGCCCCTCGCTTCCCGCCGGGATCGTTTTTTCTACCGCCGTAATGCCGGCTTTATTCGCGACTTGCGAGAGAGTGACGGCATCGTAGCGGAGGCCGAGCGTCTTTCCGAACTCCTTGATGTTGTCGATAACGCCGGCCTCTTCAGCTCGGGCGATCATCCCTGGCGTGAGCTTGTAGAAACTGCCCGTCTCAATGGGATTCGAGCCGAAGCCCTTGGCCGCCGGATCGCGCGTAATCATGGAGTCGGGCGTCGGCGTCCAGGTAGGATCGGCCTCACGGAGGAGGTCTATCTCCTCTTGATAGACGGCTCGCACGGTTGATCGGCAGTCGAAATGTAGAGGTGGCCAGTTCGATCTCCACCATGGATCGGAGGCAGGCCTGATAACTCCCGATCTTGCGTTGCAGATATCCGTCTGCCGTTTGTCCTCGATGCCGACGAACTCGAGGTACTCAGGCTGCGTCCGCGTGAACTCTGCAGCACGGCCCGCGTTGTAACAGGTCTGGGAGTTCGTGCGGTAGACGGTCTCCCAGTACCAGGGCGAGGAGCCAAGGCCCGCGGCGTCCAGGGCCTTGGCCTCGGTCCAGAACTCTGAGAGAGGCGTGCCGTTCTCGACCGCCTTAATAGACATCTGCCTGACCTTCTCGATGTTGTCATGCGTCGAGAGGACGGCTACCGTGAAGGCACGGAAGCGGAGTTCTGGCTCGAGGGTAGCCCATTCGGCCCGTGTGAGTGGAACGCGTGCTTTCGCGAACTTCAGTGCCTCGTCGAAAGAAAGAGCAGGGACTTCCGAATCGGTATCGGCAAGCTCAAGTCGTGAACCAGCATGATCGCGTCCGAGAAGGTAGGACGCCAGGAGTAGCTTCTCAGTCTCCCGGACCAGCTCTTCGTTCACGCCAGGGACGGCGGGATCCTCGAAGGCGCCGGGGGTGAGGGCGCCATGAGCATCGACCTTGCTACGCCACGCCTTGACCTGATCGCCGAGAAGCGAGGTTATCTGTTTTTGCGCTGATGTCGCGAGGGAGTCGAGCTCGCGGGCCTTGGCAAGTTCGTCGCGGTCTATCGCAGCCCGTAGCTCCTTGAGAGCTACACGAGCCTCAGCGGGGGTCTTGCTTTGGGAAGCTTTTTTTTTACGTCATCATCGGCGAAGAAACCGGGATTCGTACCGAGGCTCCCTTGAGGCTTTACAAAGGAGTCTGCAGTATCAGTGGGCTTCGGAAGGGCGTATCGGTCATAGAGGGCGGAGAGGGACACGGGGACGCCCCGGTCGATGGCACCGATGATGGCCTCCCAGCTCGCGTAGTCGGAGAGGTCGAACACAAGCCGGGGCGAAGGCTCTCCGGGGCCCACGTTGAGCTCGACCACCCAGTCGATCACGTCCTGGAGAACCGGAGCGAGCTCGCGGGCATTATCCTTCATGGTCTGGAGGAAGGTATCCTCATGGACCTCGGCCTGGGCGCGCGTCCCGTTCTGGGCTTCCTGGACGGCGAGGCTCTGGTAGACGATGCCGTAGGCAATCTGGGTGTCGCACCAATCCATGAGGGTCTTGAACTCGGAGAGCTTGCCGTCGACCGAGAGGACCTTGGCGTCCCTGATATTCGCGAGGGCGGCGCCAGAGCCCGACCCAACCTGGCCGAGCATCTCGGCAAGGCCGGCCGCGCGCTCCCGGATCTTCCCCTCATCGTCGGCGCAGTCGAAGAGGGCGAGGATCGAAGGAACACTGAATTTCTCGGTGGCCATGAGCCAGAACTCGGCGCCTGCCTTCTTGAACTTCCAGGGCCAGTAGCAGGAAGCGAGGGCGCTCGTGCCGTAGGGGTTCTCGGCGTCCTTGTCGTGGCGCCACACGAGCCACTTGTATGACTGGCTAAAGAGGTCGACGAGGGTACCATCCTTCGCGTACTTGAGCCGTCCCTCCGAGTCGAAACGGAATCGCTCAGGTTTCCGCGCGACGGCGTCGATCGGGCGCCAGAGGCTGTCGTTCTTCCAGACCACCTCCACCGCCGCGAAGCCATAATCCATGCCACCCGAGAGAAGGCGCTTTGCGGCTCCATAAAAAGAGAAGTCTGCAAGGGCATCCTTCACAAGGGCGAAGGTCGAGTCCGAGGCCTGCCCTTGCTCGAGCTGGATGGGATAGTTGAGCACCGCCGCCTTGGCCACCCGGAGGAGGCTCTTGATGCGGGAGTCGGTCTTCATCTCACGGAAGATGGAGATGGCCTCCCCCGATGCTCTGAGGACCTCGTCCGGATTCGGAAGGTAGCCGATGAAGGAGGAGAGGTCGTCCATCTTGATGACCCGCGCCGTCATGATGGCGGGATCGGGCTTCACGGCGGTGGCGTCCGCGAACTGGAGCGACCGGGGGATTGCTTTTCGTTTCTTGCTCATCTGTATCCTCGCAGTATGGAGCGCACGGTCCGACGGGTGCCCATTCCATTGAGCGGCACGACGGAGGGAGCGCCCTGCTTTTTCCTGAACTGAACTTCCTTGAACGCGTACCAGAGGGCATCGGCCTCGTCGTCGTAGGCGGACTTGGGGCCGTCGGGCGTGAACATGGAGAGCTGCTCGACGAGCTCATTCTGGTCGGAGCGGAAGCGGATGAAGCCCGCCTCGATGAGAGGCGCCATCTCCTTCACGCGCTGGACCTTCGAAAGGCCGCCGGTCTTGCGGCCGGTGATCGGCAGCCAGACCTTCCGCGCTGCAGCCTTCTCCATGAGATTGTTCTTGTAGATGCCCTGGAAGGCGACTTCCTCGAAACCGATGGACGCATGCTTGTAGACGAGGAAGGTGTCGATGATCTTCTCGAGGAAGCCCGCCTCGGCGAGGCGCTCGCCCCAGGAGTCGAGAACGTAGAGGACGCCCGTATCGGGATCGGCAAGGGTATCGAAGGCGCACTTGTCGTGAACGCCTGTGGCCGGGTCGATGCCGCCGAACTTCTTCGCGGCAGCCACGTTGAGCTCGCGGAGATCGTAGTAGACGAACTTCTTGATGATCGAGTCCTCGGAGGAAAGGGGCTCGTTCATCATCTCCGTGGACCAAGCGGCCGAGCCGAGCTCGTCCTCCTTCTTCCTGAGCTTCTCCTCGGTCCAGTAGGCAGACCAGAGAGATTCTCCAGAGGGCGTGCGCGCGGCGAAACGGAAGCCGACCCAGCCCTTGAGCTGTCCCTCTGTGAGCTCCTTGAGGAGGCGGCAGACGATGTCGTCTTCATGGAAGATCGTGTTGATGAGGACGGGAAAAATGTCCTTCCCAAGGGGAAGGACGACGCGCTTGAACCAGCGGTAGCGCTTGTCGCGCTGGACCTTCGAAGCGGCGATCTCGTCGGTCATGATGTCGTCGCAGATCGCCACGTCGGGCCTGTTAGGCCCGTTCTTTATGCCGCGCGTCGAGGCGCCGGCGCCGCGGGCCACGATGGCCGTGCCGTTCGCGAGCGTGATCTTGTCGGCCTTCCAGGTCTTGCCCTTCATCTCGCCGAAGTCCTCGGCGAGGCGCTCGTTCTGCTCGATCTCATCTTTGATGGACTGAAGGTTCTCGGCGGCTTGGCGCTGCGAGCTTGCGAAGAGGATGGGAAAGTTCCGCTTCCGGTAGAAGGTGACCCAGATTGGGAAGGCGAGCGAGAATCGCGTCGACTTCGAGAAGCCGCGCGGTTCCACGTCGATGATGCCCGCGACGGCATCAGTGGGCACCATGTAGAGGTGGTACTTCTCCTTGATGAGCGGCTTAAGCGATTCTACCTGATCATCCGAGAGCCGCCCCGAAGACACGATATCCATGAGGATGCGGTGATAGGGAGCCGGTTCAGAGCCGAAGTAGTGCGGAAAGTAGGTCCGACAGAAGAGAAAGAAGTCGTTCTCGCATGCATCTCGGCGGGCCTTGCGCTCGGCGTCCTTCGTCTGGGTTGCGCGATCGCCGACGAGCTCATCAAGGAGGGGCGTTTTCACCTGTCCTCCGGGGCGAGGGTCATGACGACACCCGCGAGCCTAGAAGCGAGATCGGGATCGGCAGAGAGCTCCACCTTGAGCGCATCGATGACTGCCCGCTTCGCGGCATCGAAGCCGTCTTGGTACTTCATGCGGACGGAAGCGAGCTTCGCCTGGGCGTTCGCGAGGCGCCCTGCGGCGAGGACCGCCTCTCCGGGGTCCTCGAACTCGAGGGCGTCGATGTACTGCGACTCCTTGAGGAGGAGCCCGCCCAGCCGGGTTACGACGGCCTCAACCACGTCGGTATTCGGATTCGCGCGGACCGTGTCGATCATGACGCGGGCTTCAGCTATGGTCGCCTGGAGATCGGCGGCGATTTCCTTCGAGCTCTTGAGCGAGCGACGGATGGCCTCGCGGCTGATCTCGTAGCCCTCGCCCTGGAGCTTGGCCTCGATCTCGCGGATGTTGAGCTTGTCCTTCGTGTAGAGCTCGAGGATCCGGTCCACGAGGTCGTAGAGATCCGCCTTCGATCTGCGTCCCATGATCGCCTCACTTCCCCGCGGGGAGGATGGTCACCGCGGGATCGATGGTCGTGCCGTCCATGAGGTCGATACCGGCGGGCAGGATCTTGTAGAGGCGGATCCGTTCGACGGCCTTGTAGGGGTGCGGGACCTCCTTGCGTTCGGCGTAACCCTTGTCCGCAAGATAGGAGAGGGATTCCACGATATCGTCATAGTTATGGTACTCGTAGAAGATCCCGACGATGGTCCGCTCGTCCGCCCCCTCGGGGTAGAGGTCGCGCAGGAACTCGAGGAGCTTGCCACGGAGGATGAGGGGCTTCATGATTTCGACTTCTCCTTGAAGAGATTTATGATGAGGTCGGAGAGGCGGTTGATTTCCGCCCGCCATCCCGAGAATTCCTTGTAGTGTTCCTCTCGTGGGAGGTAGTCGCGTTCGACACAGGAAACCCTGTTCGAAATGTCATCGATGCGCTTGTTGACGATGGCGAAGCGCTCTTCGAACCGCTTCTCCATGGTGTTCATCTGGGCGGACACAGCGGTCTTGAGCTTCTCGGCCCGCTCCTCGTCCTTCTTCCCGTTCTCCTTGAGCTCCTTCACGATCCACCCGAGAAGGAAAGCCACGACGATGAGGACGGGGCCAGTGCCATAGGAGGAGAGCTTCCCAATCAGGGCTTCCATGGCTCACCTCACCCAACAGAAAACGACGAGGGAGAGGATGGCTACTGTCGCGCCTCCCGCGGTTGCGCCCAGAACAAGGGCATCACGGCGCTGGGCCTTCGCCTCGGCGGCCGTGCTCTCGGACAGACTCTTCCAGTAGTCGCGATCCGGGGCGGTCTCAAGGAGGCCGGCCTTGTAGCCCTCGGCGTAGGCCTCGGAGATGGCCTTCGAAGCCTCGTTCTCAGCAGCCTCAAGGAGAGCTTGGACCTCCGTCCCCTGATATGATGCTGCGAGATCGATCCCGTAGTCGGGCGGCGTATCGCTCGCGGATGGCTTCGACGCTTGCGCGCTTGCCGGCCTGGTCAGGAGCGCGAGTAAGCAGAACGCCAGCGGGAGTAGCTTCGATTTCGTCATGGGTTTTCTCCTTCGCGGCTTCGGCTTTTCTGATGGCCTGCCGCTCGCGATTCCTACAGATCTGGAGATACAAGGCCGATCCCGCGAAGGCGAGCATGACGGCCAGGAGAAGGACGATGAGGACAGCGCTCACGCCGAGCCTCCTTCCGCGGGGCCCGTAAGGGAGGGCTTCTTCTGGAAGATGTTCTCGAGCCAGAGGGAGACATCCACCGGCGTGAAGATGAGGACGACGAAGGCCGCCGCCTTGAGCACGTCGTCATAGGGGAGGTCAGGGGCCCAGAGCGCCTTGACGAGGAGCCCCACGAGGGCGATGAGGGCGCCGATGATCTTCGCGCCCAGGGACAGGGGTTTGCCTTTGAGTTCCATGAGCTTCCTCCTAGAGTCCGAAGATGACGGGGTTCACGAAGTAACGGATCGAGCCCGAGTAGTAGGGATCGTGGCGCGCGATGATGTAGGCGTTCATCCACTCGATGCCGCGCTGCGCCGCCTGGGCGCTGAACGCGGCGCCGTACTGGGCGCGATAATCCTTGGAGTAGTCCGAAGCCCAGATCGATCCGATGCGGGCGGCGAGGACGCTATCGTATACTTTGGGCTCGAGGATGAGGGAGCAGTGGACGTGGCGGCCATCGCCGCCCTTTGTCGAGACGGAGAGGCCGTGGTTGCCGGCGGGGCCGATGGGAGCGCCCAGCTCAAGGGGAGCTCCAGCGATGCCGGCGGCGAGGGCCCCGGAGTCCAGCTCCTCGCGGATGAAGTGAAGCAGGCGGAGCTCGCCACCATCGAAGAAGAGGCGAAGGACGGAGCAACCCTCAGCGTCGTTGTCGATCCAGACCGCCTTCTTAGCGGCGAGGGGCGATCGGACGATACCTTTCCCTGCCCGATCGACGGCGGGGTGGATGCGGGGGCGGCCCGGGAAAGATGTGGCATCCCAGCCGAAGGGAGTTGTGACGATTGACCCCGGGAAAAAAACCGATGGACTCAGGGGGAGAAGAATAGGAAGATCGCCTTGCTGCATTCTGCTTGCCTCTTGAGGACCAGCGTACTCAAGAGGCAGGTTAGGCGCTCAAATGTGGGGGAGTAATCCCGCAAACTGAACAGCTTTAGTCTTTTTTTAGAAATTATCGTGTTCAATTAGCTCCATTGTATAAAAGCAGGATATTCCTTTTACTGCTTTAGTTGAGTAATTTTATCTTGTGCCGTCTTGATAGCTATTGCAATCGAATCTCCTTCCTTTGAAAAGGCCGTCGAATCAGATTTATACTTATCAAGAACAAGATACCAAGCACTTTCCTTGCCCGAGACATAATACCCTAATTGTATCCCATCGTTCGTGATGTATTTATTCTCAAGATAATCCGAGGCATTCATTTTATCCTGCAAGTAACTCGACTGGAGGCTTACCAAGGCATTCGCCATCTCATTAAGGTCCTTATCCTCAATCGAGCCTACAACGTCCGAGTACTTCCCACTAACAGTAATCTGAAAATAATACGTTGTAGATTCTCCTGCTTTTATGACTCTTATTCGACACGGATAACTGGTAAAGGTCCCTTTTATCGGGGGGAGTTTGTAATCTTGAAATCGAAGTATTTTGCCACTCTGAGATACAAATTGATCATAAGAAGTCATTGCTTTTTGCTGATCTTCTGCAAAGACTACCAGACCAAGGCAAAGGCAAAGTCCGACTAAAAATGCTCTTTTCCTCATCATGTTCTTCCTCCTAATGCTTATTACATCCTGGCAACGCCAGGCATTTTTTAATACGGATGTCTATGTAGCCACCCTACGACCTTCCCTTCAATCCTCACCCTGTCGATATCCGCTTGGTCCGAAAGTACGCGAGGCTCGTATCGATCGTTCTCGGAGATGATCCTGAGAGTCTTGCCTAAGAGGTCGAACTCGAGGCGTTTCACCTGCATGCGGTTTTCGATCGAGATCACGAAGACACCATCCCCCTCCCTTTCGGAGGGGACAAAGAGAACGATGTCGCGGTCGAAGAGGCCTATCTTGGTCATGGAGTCACCGCGGACTTCGAGAGCCTTTACCTGATCGGGGCGCCATGGATTAATGAAACGACGGAGGATGGCCTGTGGGGTGACCGGTTGATAGAGTTCAACTTCCTGCCCCGGACCTGCACCGGCCTGCATGCCACCATAGAAGTCAACATAGACCAATTCATCACCTGAGGCGGGGCCGCACATTTCGAGAGAACGAGCACCCTCGAGGCGGGCTCCTTCCAACTCTGTATCCTCAAGAATGGGAGCCATGGCGCCTAGATCAATAGAGAGAGCCCCGGAAGGCTCTTCCCTTTGATTATCCTCTTCCTTAAATTTTGCACCGTGCAAAATTTGGTTTTCACTTGGCAAATGTAAAACAGTTTTACATTTGCCCTCTTCAGGCAAATGGGACACTGTGTCCTCTTTAGGCTCCCCTCCAAATGTACAACTGTTGAACATTTCACCTTGTCCTGTAAAAAACCAATCCAAGTTCAATCCGACTTGGTCGCGTAGAACCGGCAGTAAGTCGGCCGGGAGAGAAGTCCCTTTTTCATAATTAATGAGAGTGGTCCGAGGAATTGAAAGTCTAGAGGCAAGGGCGGACTGACTCATTTTCAAGGCTTCTCGAATCTGTCTTAATCTAGACGAAAACTCATCAGTGCCCATATAACGTCATCCTTAGTGTCCAAAAATAGTCTTTTCTGCTTGACTAGTGTCTACATCTAGACGATACTCATTATATCGACGGTTGCTTTGGCAACCTTGAACCTAAAAAAGAAGGACGACCGAAACGGCTACCAACCACCGGTCATCCTTCGCAACCCGCCCCGAGGGGCAAGGAGGTTTTTCTATTATGAAGCGAATCATTGAAACCCGCAAGAAGGTTTCCGGCAGGGTATCGCTCGTTGAAGTCGCGCCCCGCCGGGGCCCCGAGCGCGAGCAGGGGGCCTGGATCTGCTACCAGCTCAGGCTCATCGGCCTCACCCAGGGCGACATTGCCCAGGAGCTTGGGGTCACCCGGCAGATGGTCCAGCGCGTCGCCTACGGCCTCGTTACCTCGGCCCGCGTCCAGAAGGGTATTGCCATCGCCCTCGGCTACAAGAACTGGGCCGACCTCTCCGAGGCCAGGGAGGGGGTGGCGGCATGACGAGATTCCAGAAGCTCTGCACGCGCGATGTCGCTCTGCAGCGGCTCGCGGAAGCAGGATGGGAACCACGCGATCATGAGGTCGGCTATGACGACTACGAGGCCTTGGGCCGGACGGGCAAGAACGGGAAGCACGGAACCCTCCTCGTCGATTTCGCCATGGGGAGGTTCATCCTCGATTCCAAGGGCGACATGGCGAGGCTCCTCACGCACAGTGACGACGCCGAGGGAGACCCCGACTACGACGCGGTGCTCCATGCCCTCTACGAGGGGGAGGTGGTGGCGTGAACGCCCATGTTGACTTCATCGACCGCGAGAAGCGGGTCGTGTGGGTCTCCTATGTGGGACGGGGCGACGAACTCAGGGCGAACCTCGCAGGCTATGCCGTCGATTACGTTCCTTCCTTCTTTCTCGGCAGGGTCGGGCTCACGTACAGCCGTTCATGCCCCGAGGATCGCGGCGAGGCCGGGCGCTTCTCCGAGGCGGCGGTCACGATCATCAGCATACTCACGATGCGCGCCGGAATCACAAAGGGGATGCGGGAGGAGTTCGGCATCTGCCTCCACGAGATCCAGACGGCGCAGAAGAGCGTCATGGAGGCGGCATCATGATGGCCCTGCTTCGCTCTTTCCCTTCCGTCCGCAGGCTCGAGGACGAACTCGACCGGACGAGGCGGACGCTCGACAGCGCCTGCCGCTACATCGACCAACTCGAAGGGCTAAAGAGGGATCAGTCCGAACGTATCCAACAGCTCGAGAGTGAGGTAAAAAAGGAACAGGACCGGGCGGCAGAGGCTTTTGTGTCTTGCGCTCGCCTCTCCTGTGAGAACGACTCCCTCAGGCGCCGCCTCAATAAAACAGGAGGCGAGCGATGAACGAGCTTTCGACCATTGCCGTCGCCGACGCTCTCGGGACGACGCGGCAGGCGGTGCTCGCCCGCGCGGGCAAGGAGGGCTGGCTCTACAAGGGAGAGGGCAAGAACCTGCGATGGCTCCCCCGGAGCTTCCCCTCCGAGGTCGTCGCGACCCTCATCGGCCGGGGCCTCCTCGTCCCCGAGTCGCCCATGCCGGCAGGGTATCAGGAGAACAAGCTCGACGAATCCCCCTTCCTCGCGGCCCGCGAGAAGGACAGGGAAACAGCCCAGCTCCGCGCCACGCTCATCGGAATCTATCACGGTATGGGGCTGTCGGTTGTTGACTTCGTCGTCGCGTACAACGCAGGAAGGGTGAACCCCGCCCTCCTCTCCCGTCTCGGCCCCGCTTCACAGGCTACCTTCTATAGATGGCTGCGGGACTGGGAGGAAGCCGGGCGCTGCCTCTCTGGTCTCGTTCCGCGATACGCCGAAAGACGCATGAAACAAGGGGCGGGCGCGAGCCTGTCCGACCTCGCCAAGGGCTACGCGGAATGGTTCTACCTGAAGCCCCAGAAGCCCACGGTCGGCCATGTTTACCGGGAGCTCGAGGGGCTCCGCGACGCGGGGCGGCTCCCCGAGATCCCGAGCTACCAGACCGTCGTCCGCTACCTCAATGCCCTCCCCCCCACCTACAAGGCCGCGTGGCGCGAAGGTAAGACGAGGTGGGCGGCGGATTTCAATCCCTACATCGAGCGCGACATGAGGCTCTATCGCCCCATGGATCTCGTGACGAGCGACCACGTCATGATCGACGCGGTAGTCGAGTACCAGGGGAAGCTCATCAGGCCCTGGCTCACGACGGTCCAGGACTTCCGTTCCGGTCTCGTGCTCGGCATGGCGCCGACCCCCTCCCCGAGCTATCTCTCGATCACGACCTCCCTCGCGATCATGGCCATCCGTTATGGCAAGGCCAAGATCCTCACCGTGGACAACGGCAAGGACTACCGCGGGCAGTTCCTCAACGGCAAAACCATGCAGTTCCAGACCCTCGACGCGGATGGCTTCCCCGAGGATGAGGAGATACATGTCGCGGGCGCCTATCAGGCCTGCGTGGACGAGGTCTCTTTCACGTGGACCTACGCGGGCCAGTCGAAAGGGCGCCACGAGCGCAACCACGGGACCTGGCAAGAGTACCTCTCCAAGGAGCTCGGCACCTACGTCGGTTCCAATACCCATGACTGCCCCGAGGAGACGAAGCTCCTCTGGCGGGGCACGAAGGCGCTCGAGCAGCGCGGCAAGGTTCCGTCGTGGGAAGAGTTCGTCCGCTTCCTTGCGGGCTTCCTCGACTGGTGGAACGAGTCCTGGCGCGGCCAGGGAAAGGGCATGGACGGGAGGACTCCGCGGGAGATTTTCACCGAGCTCGCGCCCGAGCCCCGGCCCGTGAGCCGCGAGATTCTCGAGCTCGCCCTCTGCAAGTCGGACAAGCGCCGTGTGCGGGAGAACGGCGTCATGGTGGATGGCGTCTTTTACTGGTCGGAGGAGCTCCTCCGCTACACGGGGACGGACGTCCTCGTGAAGAGGCCGCTCGCGGCCCCGGACACTGCCCTCATCTGCGACATCAGGGGAAGCGTCCTTTGCCGCGCCGAGGCGAATTACTTCGCCGAAAGCCCCGATACCGCCGCGACCATCGAGCGGCGCAAGAAGGCCGCGAAGTCCAATCTCGAACTCGTCAACGAGCTTTCGAAGGGCCGTATCGAGCCACCGGAAGGGATGCGGAGCCTGGGCGAAATGCGCAGGGCATCCCTGCCCGTAGCATCCGAGCCCCTTGCGCTCGCCGCGGGGAGCGAAGCCGACCCCGAGCCGCCACGAGGCGCCGAGGTTGAGTCACACAAGCGCGCGCAGGAACGCGCCAACGCGATCATCGATCTATTCGGAAAAGAGGAGTAATCCATCATGGACAAGAATCTCATAGCCCGGCTCGACGCATACTGCCAGAAATATCACATCTCCATGAACAAGGCCGCGGCTGGCATCGGCTACACGGCGTCTGTCCTCTCGCAGTACAAGAAGGGCGAGTACAAAGGCGACGTGGGCCAGGTTGAAACCAAGATCCGCACCTGGCTCGAGCTCCAGGAGGCCCGCGAGGAGGCGGGCGTCGTTCCCTTCGTCCCCCTCCAGAGGACCCAGCGCATCAAGACCGCGGTCCGCGTGGCCCATGAGGAGAAGTTCATCGGCCTCGTCCTTGGGAACTCCGGGGCGGGCAAGAGCCGCGCCCTCGACGAGTACGCGAGCGAGAACCCGAACACGACGGTCCTCGTGAAGTGTGATCCCACCATGGGGCTCTCGACCATCGTCTCGAACCTCGCGCGCGAGCTCGGCCTCGACACGAAGGGCAGGGTCTCCGAGATCTCGGACCGCATCGTCTCCGAGCTCCGCAAGCGCGACATGTGCGTGATTTTCGACGAGGCGGACTACCTCACCGACCAGGTTCTCGAGTGGGCCCGCATCGTCCTCAACGACAAGGGCGGCGCGGCCCTCGTCTTCGCGGGGCTTCCCCGCTTCGAGTTCAGGGTGAAGAGCCTCAAGGCCGACCACCGCCAGCTCGAGAATCGTGTAGGGATGATGCTCCACGTGGACGACGTGGGGAGCCAGGATGTGCGCGAGATCCTCGCCGCGGTCTGGCCCAAACTCGACCTCGAGGTCGCCAAGGTCTTCGAGAAGGCCTCGCGCCAGAGCCTCCACATCCTCGTCAGGCACATCGCCCTCGCCAAGCGCGTCATGAGGCCGAACGGCCTCGAGCTGCCCACCGCCGACCTCGCTGCCGAGTCGGCCACATTCCTTTTCGCGTAGAGGTCTGAATCATGGCAAAAGATCGCAACACATCAGGCGGAATTCTCGATATGCTCGGCAGCGCCAGCCGCCGGGCCGAGGGAAAGAAGGCCGCGCCCCAGGCGGGGACACTCGAAGCGGAAACGCCTAAGGCACCGCGGCAGGACGAACTCCCCGGAACCGAGCTTTCCATCATGGCGGAGAAGCAGGAAGGGCTCCTCGAGCGCGTCCTTTCACGCTCGGGGACTCCCGGAGACGACGAGGCGAAGAAAGAGCTTGCCGCCCTCCAGGGGGTCCTCACAGGGCTCTCGCAGAAGACCGTGGTCGTCATCTTCGCGATGGGGAAAATCCTCTCCGAAGTCAAGGAAGCGCTCAATCACGGGGAGTTCATGCCCTGGGTTGAGGCAAATTGTCCATTCTCACGAATGACGACAAGTAGCTACATGCGCGTCTACGAGCGCTACAAGGACGAACCCCGAAAAGCCCTCGAAGAGCTCTCGATCACGGAGGCCTATCTCGAGGCTGGCGTGAAGAAGCTCGCCGCGCCCGAGGGGGGGGAAGAAATCCACGGGAAGGGAGGAGTCTCCCTCGATGGAGAGCCGAGGCCCGAGGAATTCGCCGGGCTCTTCAAGAAGCCCACGCTCTCCGGGGCTCTGCTCAAGCACTACCGCGTGGCCCCCTACCAAGACGGGACACTCTACGTCGTCCGGCCGGAGATCGGCGTCATGCCCGTCTGCAACCTCTTCGTGAACATGGCGATCAACGAACCCGCCTACCAGGCGGCGGTCACGAAAGCTCATCAGAATCTCCAGATCGCGCTCGAGACCTTCTACGCGGCCGTGGAGGAGCTCGAGGATCAGGGAGCCATCCCAACGCCCTTCGACTCTTCGCGGGGAGCAATGATCAAGCGCATGAGGAACGTCACACCACAGGCCGCGAGCGGAAAGGTCCAGGCGAAGGCTGGCGGTCATCGCGGTACCACGGCTCGGAAGGGGGGAAGGAAGTGAAACTCGAGCTCACCGAGGACGGATTCAACGCCCTCAACGCGAAGATCGACGAGCTGCAGGACAAGGCTACGGCCGGGATCGTCGATCCCTCTCGCGCCGCGAGCCTTCTGCGCGATGTGAGGCTTGACCTCTTCAGCCTCGCCCAGCTCATGAAGGCGAAGGTAGTCATCGTAAAGGATGAGGTCAGCACGGGCGCCACGGGGCCCGCGAAAATCGGCACGGAATCCACGCTCGAGGGAGCGTGAAAGGAGCAAGGATATGGATGGATATATGAAGGATTCCAAAGGGCGCATGGTCCCCGAGGAGATGGTGAAGCCGATCGACAAGGCGCGCGACGAGCTCGTCCGTGACATCCTCAAGAACGCGATGGCAGTGGCCCATGGGCTCGCGCTGTTCAAGGAGAAGGCCCTGGGCGATATGAAGGCCTTCGTCGAGCTCTCCGCCGAACAGTACGGCGTGAAGATAGGGGGCCAGAAGGGGAACATCACGCTCACGAGCTACGACGGGGAATTCAAGATTCTCCTCGCGGTCGATGAGCGCATAACCTTCGATGAGCGGCTCCAGGCCGCGAAGGCCCTCATCGACGAGTGCTTCCGCGAGTGGACGAAGGACTCCCCCGCGGAACTCAAGGTCATCGTCGACGACGCCTTCGCGGTGGACAAGGCTGGCAAGATCAACACGAACCGCGTCCTCGGGCTCAGGCGCCTTTCCATCGAGAACGGGAAGTGGAAGAAGGCGATGGAAGCCATCTCCGACTCGATCACCGTGACGGAATCGAAAGAGTACATACGAATCTACCGCCGCAATAGCGATGGAGACTACGACCTCATCAACCTCGACATCGCGGCATAAGAATAGCCCAGGCCGTTCTGGACGTCCGGCCTGGACGCAGCTTGCGGGCCCTCCGGGGCCCGCTTCACGGGGGATAGGGCCGAGAGTACCAGCCTCGGCGAGGATGAAGCGGCGGAGAGCTTTCGCTCCTTCCATACTGCCTTTCATCTCGTGGCGCCCGGCGGGTTCGAGTCCCGCATCCTCCATAGATAAAAGGAGAGTGTTATGAACGACAAGATGCAGACCGCCCAAGTACTAGAGTTCGCTCGCCTGATGCAGACCGAGTACCGGCCGGAGATCGAGAGATTGAATGCGCAGACTGGGCTCGACGAGCCAGGGCTCTGCGTGGATACGCTCGAGCCAATTCTTCAACGAGTGTTCGAGGCGGGTGTCGCCCTCTCTACGGCGTGGCAGGAAGGAATGGAGCGATACCGAATCGCGCTATCTCGTATCAGTTATTATGTCAATAACAAGTTCGAGCGCGTGCATATTATTCGTGCCTGCGACGAAGCTCTCGGACACCCCTCCATCCCCGAGTCCAGTAAGGCAAGGCTCGGCCTCCCTTGCGCTGATCCCACAGATCAGGCCAGGGCTGACGGCGGGCATAATGCGCCCGATCCGGACATAGGGGGTAACTCGCACATGCTTGCATGCGCAATCGTTGATTCGGTAATTGTAGCATTTAGTAAGTATGAGCGGTGCCCAGAACCCGCCCGCCTCGCCCTGACAGAAGCCATCGAGGCTGGGATCGACCAGCACGACCAATTCATCCGCGCCCAGCTCGCCACACAAAAGACAGAGGGCTCGAGAGAGGAGGACGCGCTACTTGAATTAGTGGAAGATCTTCACCGAGCGATAGACGACATATATGTTGCCATGAATCCTGCTTCTGGTCGGCGGGGGATGCTCGGGGTATCGTTCGCTGGGGGTAAGGCCTCAGTTGAGGATTATATCGAGGCAAATATAAAGACATGCGCCGACCTCCGCGCCCAACTCGCTGAGCGGGCGAGGGAGCATGAGGCACTCGAGAAGATTCGCGGGTGGCGGCCTGGAATAACCTACGGAGGCAAGGTTTTTGATCCACAAGAGATTGCCTCCGAGGCCTTAAAGGGAGAGGACGCATAATGTTCCTACGTCGGTCGGAGAAGCTTGCCCTGATTCATCTCGCGCGGAAGGACCGGGCTCTCGACGAGGACGCATATCGCGGATTGCTCTATGGAGCCGCAGGAGTGGCCAGCGCTGGAAAGATTGACACGGAAGAGCAATTCGAGGCCGTTATGAAGGCCTTTTCGAATCTCGGCTTCGTTCGTTCTCCAGCGAAATCCAAGCGCCTTCCCGTTCGAAATGAACAGAGGAATAACTACAGTACGGGCCGTCAGCTCTACTACATCAAGGGGCTCTGGGAACTTGCGAGCCGTTCGAAAGACGAGAAGAGTCTCCGGGGCATGGTGAAGAGAATAGGCCATGTCGAAGATCTCCGCTTCCTCGCGAATAAGGACGCAACAGCTCTCATTCTCGCATTGCGCGATATCTGCTGGAAGGCGGGTATGGATCCTGATGGTCCCTCTCCCCGTGTCCCATCCGAAAACAAGGCGGTGAGTTCATGA